GTACACAGGTGGTTCACACTGCCTGTTTTTCCATTATAATAAGTACATACACAACAATCTTACTAATCATGACCGTAGCAGAAAGAGCACAAGAACTAATCAACGCATTAGACAAAGACTTTGAAGATCATAGCATCGCAATGCACAACAGATCTATCCTTAAGGAAGGAGATTCCACTGGATATCATCAAGGTGCTCTCTCTAAGATCATGGAGGGTACAGCAGGTCTTAACAAATTTGTATCATACGTAGGACGTAAGTACATCAAGATTGTTATGCAAGAGTTTGATGACATGGGACCTTCACCTAAGTATGAGTACAGAGATTCATCAGTACATGCATTCATAGATAAGAAAACAGGTGATGTGTACAAACCAGCAGGATATAACAAACCAGCAAAGCACATCAGATTCAATCTAATGGATGAAGCATCAAGACTAGAGTGTTTACGTAGAGCAGACTGGGCAGGTGGGTATCTATACATGATATAGATACACCACTTGACACTCATACCATTCTCTGCTACACTATCCTACAGGTAACAACCTACTATGTCAAAGAAATTCTACAACCAACAACTAAAGGCACAACGCTTGTCTCCACTGGTAGTATCTCATGTTAAAGAATTACTCGCACCTATCGACACGTGCAACGAACGCTCTGCATTTACCGTTCGACTTAATACTAACGCTGATCCTTACTCTAGAGATTACAGAACATTTTGGAATTACCAATCTCGTTTCACTCTTGAGTTTGTTAAAGCACTAGAGTCCTTGATACCAGAGGGTTATCGCCTTGTACAATACGATCATTTGAACAACATTGCATCACTGGAGCGTAACTAATGACTAACCAAACACCAGAATCAGAGTTCATGGAAATCCGTGTATCAGGAGAACGTGACAATATCTGTGAGTGGGTCATGGATCGTTTCAGAGCATTGATTGCGGAGGAAAGGGTAGATGATGCCCTCGCTTTTGCGGATGAATGGTTCGAGTGGATGGATCCCGACAACTATATAAACGAGTCCACTCATTTTTACGACGAGTATGAGCTCAAAGAACTCTATGAATCAATCACAAATCGCTGAGTCATTGCGTGTTTTGGTTCTTCAATATTGTGAAGCACAAACCAAACATGATGAGGAAGCATCTGCTAAGATCCTAGAAAACATTGAGACACTACGTAAATTATGCAAGGATTGCTAAATGGAAAAGTCTGAACGTATCAAGGGATGGGAACGAGAGTATCTCTCAGACGCATTCAATGTTATCAACAAGCGAGAGAGGGAGATTCTTGAAGGATCTCCACTCAAATCAAACGAAGGCATGGTCTACGGACGCATGTATGCAGAATGGAAAGCACATAATGAAATAGATGACTATTGACATGAATCGTGTGGTCGTGGATGAGATATTCCAGGACTTCATCATCACTGTTAATCTAGATCATGATTTGGATAGACTTGTTGAGGATACATACATCCTTAAGCAAGACTATCCTTCTCAGTCTATCAGCAACATCGGAGGTTGGCAGTCACCAGTCTTTGGACCACAGTGTCCTATTGAAATACTCAATCAAATCCCACAAAGTCTCTCAAATCTTCAGAAAGACTGTTGGGATTTGTGTAATAGTATTACAACTGGTAAGTTTAAGAAGAAATTGCGTAAAGATCATGTGGGTTGGTGGGTGAACATCAATGAGAAACATCACTATAATGCTATACACCACCATGGACGCACAGATTTAATTGCAGTTGCATTCATTAAGACTCCTGATAACAGTGGCAAGATGATTGTGGCTCGCAATGATGGGTCAACATACTCACAGTTGTATGATGATTTTCAATACAGTGTACCGAGTGAAGCAGGTAAAATGTACATATTACCTGGTCATGTGTGGCATTATGTTGAAGAGTCATACAGTGATGAAGATCGTATCAGTGTTGCTTTCAACTACTACATAAATCCAAAGAGTGAATCATGATCGTAGTTAATGCAGAAAATATCAGACTATTTGCTATCATGGTGCTGAGTATCGTGTGGTTATATCTGTTAATTGAACACCTCGCAATGAAATCAGTGAAAGATGATCGCAAAAATAATAGATAACACATTTGATCAACAGTACTTGTATAATATTATGCAAGTATTGAATGATCAGATAGAATACAAAGCAAATAACATAGCAAATCGTAAGACCTGGCCATTTGGTGACAGTGGTTCACATAGACTGTTAGGATGCAGACTATTTGAACGCAAGTCATTGAATAGATGCACAGTATTACATGATAAAGCACAACCATTCTTTGATATGTTTGAGAGAATATGTTCTCTCACATCACATGAGTATTATTTGCAAGAGATATTCATCAACTTACAACACTCTGGATGTGATGGATCATCACACATAGACTCCATAGAAGGTATGAGTGATGAACTTACTATCATGGTATTCCCAAACCCTGAGTGGTGTCAAGAGTGGGGAGGACAGTTTCAAATCCTAGACAAGGACCGTGTCATTGAGACACATGAGTACAAACCAGGAAGAATAATTATATTTCCTGCTTATGTCAGTCATCGAGGACTTGGACCATCACTGAATCACCCACATTTGTATAGATATAGTATAGTCTTTCGAGTTAGAAGCTAATGTCACACTATGTTGTTGGTTATCATGACCATCAGATGCATACACATGAAATCTGTGAATATGCAGAGAATTCATACGAAGCAAAGATAGAAGCAACTGAGGATGTCCCATACATTCATGGTCACCCAAACTGTATAGATTACATTTTACAAGCAGACTAAGTATAATCACGTAGGCATAAATTATTGTTACCATCACTCATAAATGTGTCCATTCCACCATAAATAGTGGTAGAATTAAGGACAGACCGATGAAGTGAATCTCTCTCTACATCATGATAACCAAATTCTAAAGAGGTAACAATAAATGCACAATCTCATCTCGCAGAACCAATTAGCAGAGTGGAAACATATCGAGCACCCCACTACACAGGACACGCTCACAAGATTAGATGACTACTACGACTGTATAATTGAAGCAGATGCAGTGCATGGAGACAAACGAATGTGTAGGTCGTTGCTTCCCTAACATTACAATAGAATAATTCATCCACATAACCCTTGACAAATACTGTCAGGGGTTTTATAATGTCTAATGAACAGAACAATTTGTATGACTAGTAAAAGAGATAAGGTAAGGGCGCAAGTAAAATCACGATGGTATTACTTCTTTTGGTCATCTGCTACAATTTCAGTGTTGTTAGGACAATTGTATGTGGGTAATGGATACAGAATGTATTCAAAGACTCTCATGCGATTGTTTGAAACAGTTGAATTTGAAATCAAAGAACCAACAGGACCTCATACATTTCAATATCTTAAAAACTAATGGCAACTGAACAGTGGTTTCCCCTTCCCTTATATGAGTATCAATGTTCTATACCAGAGAGAAAAGAACTCAATGATGATTTAACACTCACCGAGTTTGTTCATCGTCCTGGTTGGTCATCTGATACACATCATCTGACACCTAATCCATTTGAATCAAATGTGATAGAAAAGTCAGAGAAATTTCAGTTGTTTCTTCAATATCATGTGACACAATACTTAAATGATATTGGTATTAAATCACATGATCCCTATGATATTAACAACTCATGGTTCACGTCAACTACTAATGGACAGTATGCACACTTGCACAGTCATGGTGGCAGCGACATCAGTGGCGTGTATTATGTGAGTACCAACCAAAGGGATGGGAACATTTACTTTCATTCACCACACTACGTGTCTGAGAACAATTATATGATTGCTCATCTAGACATGGCACGACAAATCATACCAAAGAAAGGACTAATCGTGTTGTGGCCATCATTTCTTATGCATGGTACACGTATCAATGAAACAAATCACAATCGTGTCTCACTCTCATTTAATCTGACATTTAAACGATGAAAACTCTTATTCCATTATCAGATGCACAAATACAATTAGTATTATATCTGATTGAAGCAGAACAATTGACTGAATGTAATGATGTAATCAATGAAGAATTAAATGAACTACGAAGAACAGTAGAGAATGAGTCGGGCATGACATACAATAACAAATACAAACCAGCATATTATCAATGAGAATTGTATTAATTCTACTCACTATTCTATGTGGGTCAGTATTAGGATCAACAATGATTGAATACTTTAAACCTATCGTACAAGATAGAAATGACATCTTATGTGAAATTGACATAGACTATTGTGAGAATGAACAACCAAACTAAACTGTTATTCATAGCAGAACACATACTACACATACAAGATTTAATTAAATCAAACAGTGATGAATGTATCATGCAATCATATCTAAATGACATGAAATCTATCGTAAAAAGACAGTATGCAGTCTATGAACAGTCTAGAGACAATCTACCTGGATTGGGGTTGGATTGATGACACTCCGCACACTGGTACAACTGAGTTTTCCACAGTTTTTAGAGGTGTTGTGGAAAACTTTTTAAATCATTTAAAAAATATATGTAAGGTGCTCTAGAGATGTCGTCTTAGGCTGCGCCCTACCGTTTGTCAAGTCCCCTTGTGCCAGTTCCCAAAGTGTCACAAAAAGACTCGAAAACACTCGAAGATCCTCTATAATATGGGGAGAAGCGAGGAAAACAGCAAAAACAGCACTTTTTGAGTTTTTCACAACCTGTGGAAAACGAAAAAGCACGAAATTTGACTTTTTTGACTTTTTAAGAACTTTAAAAAGGTTAAAAAGTGTATTTTTGCGTTTTTTCGAGTTTTTTCGAGTTAAACTTAATGCAAACGCCCTAAAATGTCAATGATTTACGATAAATTCACATCAAGTGCGATTAAATCAGTCGAAACACTTGACAACACTGTGAAAATCGTCTATAATAGCAATATAGACAAAGAATATGTCTTTAATTGTCAAAATGTACAACAATTTGTTGATAAACTATGTGAAACCCTTACATCTCATGAATTACAATTAGAAGGGGGATCTGTGGGACGATTTATTAATCAGTCCATCAAATCAGGTGTCCTGGTAGAGAATAAATAAACCACCACGCTCGCTGTCACAATGGCAAAACACAGTAAGTATAACAAATCGTCCAATATTAAGGATGTATATGTTAATGACTTCGATGATTATGGATTTGATATCAAAAATGTAAGGAGGAATAAGAAAAAGAAAGTATCCAAGTTTAAAAAAGATGAATATGCATTCTATCATGACGACCATATGACATAGGACAATTGGTGGACAGTTGATAAACTGGACTTTTTTACAACAATCTCTTAACACTCGTGATTTTGTCAACTGCCACCCTCTATAATGAATCAGTCAATCAAATTTGATTCATTTATGACAGCAACTGCAACAGCACCAGCAAAAGCACCTCGTAAGAGACGCACACGCAAGGTCACCGCAGTAAAGAAGACACCAACAAAAACAGTTGTTAAGTCTTCCCGTCCATCATCAGCAAGACTAATCACTGCTGATCGATACATCAAGGACATAAAGGCACGATGGGCAATCCATCAGTACGAGGTCCAGGAATTAGTCAAGGATGTTCGCACTGTATACGATGCAACGTTGAAATACGTGCAGAGTGTGTCAATTTAATTAGTGTCACAAGACCCCTTAACAGGGGTCTTTTTTTGTCTATAATGAATATGTGGACGGCACGGGTGGCGGAGACCTTCAATTAAGTTATGTAGAACACGCCTTTAATTTGAACCTCGTCCACATCAAACCTAAATGGAGAGTCTATGCCTAATTGGTGCAACAATCGTGTTTCATTCTATTCTGAAGACACAGAGCAAATTGCTAAACTTCGGAAGATCTTTGAAAGTGATAATGTATTCAATCAGATCAAACCTAGTCCTGATTGGAAAAATACACCAAACGAGGCAGGCGAATTACCAGTCAAGCGAGAGATGAAAAATCCAGATGGGTCTATCATGTGGACAACGTATGATTTCCCAGATGGTAAAAATGATGATCGCTGGTATGATTGGAACGTGAACAACTGGGGTACGAAGTGGGATATAGATCAACCTGATTGTGATGGTGACGAATACAGTTTTGAATGTGAATTCGAAACTGCCTGGGCACCACCAGAGGGGATCTATTATGAACTTCGTGAACAATACCCAGATGTTGACTGCACTTGGTTTTATGATGAACCAGGAATGATGTTCGCTGGTTATCTAGGACAATGAAAACATTTTTAATTGAGTGTTGCGAGGTGAACTATTTCACCATTGAGGTTGATGCTGAGTCAGAGGACGCAGCGAGAGAACTTGCACACGCTGACATTAATTCATTTGATGTCATTGATGAATATGTGAGCGAGTGGGATATTAATTCTGTCACACTCGTCCACGACTATTACGATAGTCAAACCAGTTGAAAAAGTGGCACAGGGTGCATTGCATTATGCACCCCACGCCCTATAATTAAGGAGTACTCAACCAAAGCATCTATGAGAAAGATTGAAAAGCAAATGAACAACGCCGTTAACAACCGTGTATCATGGCACAACAGCAACACACGTGTTGACAGAATGGGAAACCGTTCAGAGGTGTATTTGCATAACAATCTAATCGCTGTGGTCCATGACAATGGCGATTTGCAATTGAGCAGTGCAGGTTGGGAGACAGTCACAACCAAGTCACGTCTAAATGCTCTACTTGAGAACTTTTTCGGGTATGGTCTACGTATCTTCCAGCATGACTGGACCTGGTACATTGGAGACCGTAACACCCCATTTTTCGACGGATACACCATAGTCAGGTGATATCCGTAAGGGTTAATTAGGTTTACTATTATTATTAAAGGTCCGTAACGCAACACGCCACCAACGGACCGCCCTCTTTTTTTATACCTATAGGAGAGAAATCCAATTGCGCTACATTGCTTCGCAATGCAATGAAACGTTGCTGCCTTATGCATTGTTTCTTTATGCAAAGACTTTTGTGAAGATGTGCTATTCATGTTATAATTACAAGTACTGCGAGGGAGCTGCCGATGACCTGGGAAGAGTACGTAGACAATGAATTAAAATACTATGATGAGCACCCCGAAGAGGATGACTACATTATAGAAGCGCATTCTAATTCATTTGTCGCTTTGGATCTTGATTACACGGTCAGTTATTGAACTGTCCTCATCGTTGTTGTAATCCGTTACATTTGCTTGATTGTTCATGCAGACGGATTATAATAAGCACATGAGAAACATTCGACTCACCGAAGCACAAGAGACCGCACTCGCTGATGCTCTTGTCATGTTGATGGATTTGGGTGTACCCGATCACATCAACGAAGCAGACTTCGACGCTGCTTGCGAAATCATTTTTAATCCAACCCCATTTTGCTACGACTAATGAGCACACTTCATCACGAATCAATTTTAGAATCTCTTTACGAAGAGGTCATCAGCGAACTCACCGAAACAGGTGACATCGCTATGTGCAATTCAGACGACATCGAATTCGCTGTCCGTCAAAGATTCGAGGACATGTGCCAATAATGCCCGAAGCGAATGATTGCACCTTCGATTGGTTAGTCAAAGACTACGTTGAAATCGAACTCGACCGAATGAACAACAACGACATGGAGCGATACATTCGCTCTAGTCTTACTGAGTATTTCGGTTCAATGTCTGAGAGAGAATTAATTGATCACATCAATGATCAAGAATTCGAAGAGACAGCAGACGAGATCATCTCAACCCATTATGGCAAGAACCCACCCGATTGTTTTATTACTGGGTGACAGTTCACAAAGTGTCCCAAGACCCCTAGCACGGGGTCTTTTTTTGTGTATAATAAGAGAGTACACACAAAGGAGCACTTTTGAAAAGACTTGAACTCATCATGGGTCGTGACATTCCCAACAATGGCACAGTTACTGATTACATGATGGATGAGTTTATTCGCCGTGAGATTATGCCACACTTCGAGTATGGCACATTCATAGACGGTGAGGGTCTCTGGAAAGGTACACTTGAACAGACCAAGATTTTCTATCTTGAATGCCCTGACTCTGAGGTTGATGATCACATGATATCACTCAACTGCATAGCAGCAGCATATAAGAAACAGTTCAGTCAAGAATCTGTTCTCATCTCACAAGTGCAAACCAACGCCATTTTTAATTAATGACTATTCGCTACTGGACACCCAACGACCAACGCAACGCTAGAAAGATTTCTTTCAGCACCGAAGCGAAAGCACTTGAGATGTTGGCATTCTATCAAGGTGCTGGCATCCGATGCGAGTTGTGTTACTGATTGTTAAGAGGGGATGGGCATCCGTCCCCTCATCCTCTATAATAAGAGCATGAATCAAAACATCTTCATCACAAACGAAGCAGCACGTAAAGACCCCGTTGTCATTGCTGCTATGAAATCAATCCTTGCTCAGATGACTGCCGAGCATGACAGAGCATGTGCAGGTATCGCACCTCACACAGTCGAAGTCTCACCCGTGAATTTCTTACAAGATGTCATGGATGATCTAGGCGACCCACAGTGTAGGGATCGAGAACGTGAGGAGTATTTTAGGAACGGTTGGGGCGAGAGTCGCAACGGTTGCTACTACTAAACAGTCTAGCACACCCTGTCCCTGAGACAGGGTTTTTTTGTGATCCCCCGACCGATGGGGTTGCCGAGCGAAAAACGTGGAACCTTTCTAACCTACAAACGTTTCCCAGAGCGTGATAAATATAATTACAAAATTAGAAATTCAAAACCTTGAATTCCAAAAAAATTTTCCAGCAAAAATTTCCCCAAAAAGGTTCGTTATGGCATATAGAGAATTAAGCAAAGCAGAGAAGGTTGCGAGGTGGTTTAATCAACGAAGAATCGGAACTGCGATGCTGCATAAGAAAAGTATCCGATGGTTCCAAAAGAAAACTGGGTTATCAAACTATCAAATACAGTGGTTAGCATTCGCAGAAGGTGTTATAATTACTATAATCATTTTATAAGCATGGCAAGAGTTACAACAAGTGAAATCCTGATGCAGTTAATGCAATTGCAGAGTCGGGTAGGGGATATGGAAAAAACGCTAGAACGCCGTATCAGTCATCTTGAGAAACGATTCGAACAATTCGAATTAGACGCAAGGTTTAAGAGTGATCCAGCAAATGACCCCATTGGGGATCTTCCAGGTATGTCTGGAGGTAAACCAGTATCAAGTTTTGGGAAGAGCATGGGACTATGACCAAAGAGAACTTAAACTATTATGAGAAAGCATTGAATGATTTTGAACATTTCTGTGATGAATTTGAGAATGCTGCTAACAAACGCTTTCAAGGAGTAGATGATGGATCCACAGCAACAATTGACACTAAAACAGTTGAACGAGCAACTCCAGCAGTTGTCGCAGAAATTGACGAACTTGGAACAGAGAGTGAAGAGTTTAGAGAACCTCCAATTAATGTACAAGCCACCCATGTCGAAGGAGTATTGGACATTGACGCAGACGTTGAATGACATCTACAATAAGATTGATATATTAGGGAGATATACAGGTGGATGAATCAATGCATAGAGATATTCTGTTCATTCATGACACTATATCGATAAACACTCTACATCTTTCTATGGGTAAATATGTTGAGAGTGTACAAATAGCTTTAGAAGAATGCCAGCAGCAGCAAGAAAAGGAGACCAAGTAAGTACTGGACACTCCTGTGAAAGTACAACGACTATTGCATCTGGAGACGACTCTGTGATGATAGGCGGTAAAGCAGCAGCAGTTGAAGGTTCTGCCCTAGAATCACATACCCATCTAGTTGGCAAAGACTGTGTTCCACATGTCACTGCGGTAAACGCAGGATCCTCAACTGTCGAGGTAGGTGGAGAACCACTCGCACGTTCAGGGGACTCTGCATGTCAGGGAACAATTACTGGAGGATATGACCGTGTGGTTGTCGGTTAGCGAGTCTTGTGTTATAATGAAAGGAGTTAGTTAATTACTATGGCAATCCGTAAAAAAACTTTGAGTGGTGGAAGCTACGTTGAAGCAATTCCGAAGAAGACTCGTCAGGGAAAAGGACAGCATACGAAGTATTCTGCATCTTCTAGGAATAAAGCACCTAAGAGGTATCGAGGTCAAGGACGTTAGAGGGCGGTGCTCCGAAACGCCGAAATCTCCGAAAGGAATAGTTAAAATGTATCAAGCACTACCAAGTTATCTACATGTTAAAGACAGTCCCGTCGCAGGGCAAGGTCTTTTTGCGACTCAGGATATACCAGATAATGTTTATCTGGGTATTTCTCATGTCGTAGTGGATAATGATATTATGAGAACTCCTTTAGGGGGATTTGTGAATCATTCCGATGATCCAAACTGTGTAAAAGGGTATAAGCAAGAGGAGTGGGGTAAGATCTATCATATGATGACGATCCGACCTATTAAGAAAGGAGAGGAGTTGTTCCTTAAATATACATTTTATAGCGTCTAAATAAATTGGAGTATTCTAATTTGTTTGAGTGGCTACTAAGTTTACACAATCCTTCAAGGATTTATCACTTACGTTTAAAAAGCATCCTGTAACTGACGATTTGTTGGTTACTAAGAACGCTGCTGCCATTCAACAATCTATCACAACACTTTTGTTAACTAATAAAGGCGAAAGACTGTTTCAACCCGAATTGGGTAGCAGTCTTCGCCGTTTTTTATTTGAACCGTTAGATTACGCTACTGCAAGTTTAATCAAGTCTGCAATCATGAGTTCTATACAAGAGTATGAACCAAGAGTTGCGATTACATCATTGTCCATTGAACCAAATCATTCCGATGATGGATTTGATGTAGAGATGAGTTATAAGATTTTAGGACTTAGACAACCTCCTGTTACAGTAGACTTCTTCTTGAGCCGTACACGATAATGCCTTACACACAACTCGCCAATCTTGACTTTAAAGATATAAAGTCATCTCTCAAGGATTATTTGAGAGCAGAAACAGATTTTACCGATTATGACTTCGAAGGATCTACCCTGAGTCAACTTTTAGACGTACTTGCTTATAATACGTACTATACAGCATTTAATACCAATATGGTAGTGAATGAACTGTTTCTAGATTCTGCGTCTCTGAGGGACAATGTGGTGTCTCTGGCGAAACAGTTAGGTTATACTCCCAAGTCAATTACAGCATCGACAGCGAGACTTAGTTTTAACGTTAATATTCCGAATAACGCTCCTGATTATGTTCTTCTAAAAGCAGGAACAGGATTCTTAACTAATTTTGACGATACTAACTATCAATTTGTAGCAACAAAGGACTTTAAGGCAGAAGTCGCAAACGGTGTTGCACAATTTGAGGATATCCAGATAGTTGAGGGTACGTTAATCACAACTAGAACGGCGTTTTCCACAGCCTTAAAAGGACAGAAGTTCAAAATTGAGAATAGTAAGGCAGATATCAACACTTTAACGATAAAAGTATACAATAGCTCAAACAGCACAGACTTCGAGGAGTGGAAGAAAGCAGATAATATTCTAGATCCTGGTGTGAATGCTGATTCATTAATCTATTTTGTGAATGAGATTGAAGATGAGTCTTATGAGATTATCTTTGGAGATGGTGTATTAGGTAAATCACTAGATAACGGAAACGTCGTTGAGATCTCCTATGTGGTCACTCACGGCAAAGATGTTAATGGTGCTAAGACATTTACGTTTGGTGGCGTTCTAGACGATGGTGGAGGTACATTAACGGTTCCTTTCAGTGTCAGTGGAATCACAACTTTACAGAAAGCAGAAGGTGGAGAGGATATTGAGAGTGTTGATAAGATCAAGTATCTTGCACCTAAGTTCTTCTCTTCACAGAACAGAGCAGTCACAAGTTCTGACTATGAAGTGATTGCACGTAACGTATATCCTGCAATTAGTGATATTATTGTATTTGGTGGAGAGGAGCAAGTACCACCTGACTATGGTAAGGTCTTTATTGCTATCAAACCTACTGATGCGTCATTCCTTTCTGCATATACTAAGAATCAGATTGTGAATGATCTGAAGAAGTATTCTATTGGATCGATTAGACCAGTATTGGTGGATCCTTCTATTCTTTATGTTGAATTAGATTCGAAAATCTTCTTTGATGGAAATAAGACAGAACTACTTCCGCAACAAGTAGCAGGTAATGCTGCTAAGGGTATCACAGAATATTTGAAGACTTCTCAGACTGAGAAATTCAATGGTAAGTTCAGATATTCTAAATTTGTGAGTGTCATTGACGAGTCGGATAGAGCAATCAAATCTAACCTAACCTCAGTCACACTCAGAAAAGATTTTATTGCACAGTTGAATTCATCTACATTCTATGAGATCTGTTATCAGAATGAGTTTGCTACAGATTGTGATAATCCAGTGGTCTCTTCAACAGGTTTCATAACCTTAGAATATCCAAACTATACCACGTATTTGGAGGATCGATCTGGAAAAATAGTCCTATATAGACTAGATCCAGTGTCAGGCGACAAAATTGTCCTAAATGACTCTTTGGGTGATATAGATTATGCCAAAGGTGAGATCATGTTGTATGACTTGACAATCATTCAAGGAAGTTTTTCTGATAATCGTATTGAACTGCGTGTGAAACCTGCATCTAACGATGTCACTGTACTTAGAGAAGTATATCTTGACGTAGATGTAGCAAAGAGCAAATTTACAGCGACTAAAGAATAGTGCCAAAGACTGCAAGGAAGACCTCACTATTAATAGAGAATCAACTCGCTTCGTTTATCAGCGAGGAGTATGAACTGTTTGGAAAGTTCATACAAAAGTACTATGAGCAATTAGAATTACAGGGTCAACCTCTGGATATTGCAAATCACCTTGCAACATATCGTGATATTGATTTTTATGACGAGAGTATCCTTAAACAGAATACACAGTTAACCCAGTTTGTACAATCAACGGATCTGTCGATAACGGTCCAGGACACCAGTGCATTCCCTGAGAGTGGTTACTTGCACATTGATGATGAGATATGTTTCTATAAGTCTAAATCTTCTACACAGTTCTTAGAGGTCAGTAGAGGAGTCTCTGGTAACACCCAGCTGGGAGATCTATATCAAGAGTCTACATTTGTTACTACTCAGGCAGCAGATCACACTGTTCCTGCAAAAGTCCATAATATTAGCAATCTTTTTCTCTTTGCACTTATAAAGAGTTTCGAATCTCAGTATTTACCTGATTTTCCTGTTGCTTATCTTAATGATAGCGTTGATCAGCGTACTTTAGTCAAAAATATTGCAGATTTCTATAAATCGAAGGGTACTGCTCAATCAATCAAGTTTTTATTCAAATGTCTGGTCAAGGATGATCCTGCTCCAGAGGTAAAATACCCTAGAGAGCAAACGATCAAGTCTTCTGAGTCTACTTGGATCAAAAATTATTCTCTTAAGGCAAAAATCCTTTCTGGTACTCCAGAGTCATTTATCGGAAAAGAGATCGTCCAAAACGTAGACGGGGCCTACGCTTCTGCGGTCATAGATAACGTCCTCTTCAGTGGAAGGCATGATGGTGTCGATTTGTACGAATTGATACTTGCGGAAGAAACTGTTAATGGTCAGTTCATATTATCCGCAAAGACTACTTTGAGTGCGGATATCGATAATGCTAGTACTGTAGTTGATGTATTCTCCACAATGGGGTGGAGTGACACAGGAAAGTTCAATATCAACAATGAAACCTTCACTTTTGAAGAAAAGACTATAGATCAGTTCGTTATTAAGACTAGATCAGCAGCATCTTCTCATTATGTTGGTGATTTGGTATATGACGCTACTAGTGCGAGTGTTGGTACTAACTCTGTACTCATCTTAGGTGTATTATACAGTGCTACACCTTCTAGTTCAAGTCCTTATGCTAATGTAGGAGAGAGACTTGAGATATCAGATCCTGGTTTTGTCAATACAGACGTAAAGATTTTTGATTCCTCTAATAATATCAGATGGGATCTAACTAACATATCCGCAATCTTTGAGGATGGTGATGATTACTATATTGCATCACCAAACAATCAGTTACGCATTATCCCTAAACTGCCTACTCTAACCACTGAGATCTATAAGAGTAACAATAAAGATATTGGTGTTTTCCTTGATGGCAGTCTTGCTATGGGTGTAAAGCACACTGATACTGTACTCAATGGTGCAATTCAGAAAATTGACGTTACTCATAGAGGTAGCGGATATGCTAGAGAACCCTTTGTTCTTATAAACAACTCTCCTACCCTTGCAAGAGCAAAGTTAGCAGGTCAGGTAGTCGAATCAGTTATTATTGATACACCAATGTTGTACACCTCTACACCCACTGTAGAGATTACTTCTGGTAGAGGTGCAGTAGTTACTCCAGTTATAACCAATGGTGCTATCACCAGTATGGTGGTAACGGATCCAGGTGAATATTACTCCTCACCTCCAGTTATTAGAATTTTAGACTTAGCAGGTAAAGGAAGATTTGCGGAGTATAAGGCACAAGTATCAAATAATGGTGAACTCACTGCATGTGACCTAGTAACTCCTGGTAGTGGTTATACCAATGGTAATATTCGTATCGATATTATTCCTGTTGGTGCGGGCGCCCAGGCCGTTGCGACTATTCGCACATGGACTAAGGATAGGTATAAGTTAACTCAAACAAATCCTGTTCCTTCTGCATTGCGTAGTGGCGACGATGGTACAAACCATAGTCCTATTCTGGGGTATGCTTATGATGGGAACCCTATCTATGGTGCTTACGGATATAGCAACCCACTAGATAGCACGAGTACTATCAGTCGGATGACTTCTAGTTACTCATTGAATTTGGGAAGATCGCAAGGACCTTCCAAGGCTGCGTACTCATTAGGTACATTCTTTGAGGATTACAAGTATACACATAAGTCAGGAACACTAGATCAGAACAATGGTCGTTATTGCTTAACACCTGAGTATCCTAATGGTGTCTATGCTTACTTCATAACTGTTAATGATAGCAACGATCCTGTATTCCCTTATATCATAGGTGACAATTACTACGCAGTTCCTAGAGATTCTAACTACGTACAATCACTAAGTCACACCGATATACCTAAAACAGCTACTCGCTTAAGAACTGCTGATATTGCTAAGAATGGTGATAAAACTACACTTATAGTAGATGAAGTCACAAGAGGTACGATATCTGGTGCTAATGTAGTATCCAGTGTCTCAACATTCTCAGTTGGATCTCAATTAGAGATTAATAATAAAGGAACTGAAGGTAAAGGCGTTACTGCGGAAGTATCTTCTGTTAAAGGTAAGACAGTAGCATCTATAGAGTCTCAAGAGACTAAAGCATTATTAATCAATCTATCAAATACTGCATATCTGTTTGATGGTGACACTATTACACAATCTGTTACTGGTGCAACTGGTAAGTTGGTCGGTAACGTGTTCAGTGGTCAACAACTTGCATTGAGAGATGTCACTGGTGTATTCACATCTACAGATCAATTATACTCTAATACTACAGTTGTAACTTTAATACTTGATGAAAATTCATCTTACACCAAAGGAGCGAATCTAGCATACACAGATGGTGTTGCTACTACTATTGCTATTGGAGAAGTATTAGAAAGCACTTCAAGTAAGAATACAGTTAAAGTTAAAGTAACAACTGGTGATTTTGTTGTTACTGATGATTACTTCATTAGAAGTAGTAATTTAATCGATAGTGTTGGTTCTAAACTCATTAGTACTAATTCACTAAGTGCTGGTCTTAATATCTTTACTATCAATGACCACGTAGCAATACTTAAGACCAATGGTAGTCATGGTGTTGGTATTGGTGATACTATTGATATTGATATTAATCCTGATGATACTACTACAACTACTACACAGTACGTAAGAAGCAGAATCTATCAAGAAGTCACATTTGAAGCACCAGGTGCTACTACAACAATTAATGACACAGGTATTGGTAGAACTACTATATTGAATGGTGGTGAGGATTATACAGCTGGTACATATCTTGATGTTGCTCTTAAAGGTGGTACAGGAAGTGATGCAACAGCAGACTTTGTTGTAGATCCTTCTGGAAGTGTAACAAATGTTACAATTAAGAATAAGGGTACTGGATATCTGAAGTTTGATGTCCTTACCGTTGGTGATGCTGATTTATCTAAGACAGACAGTAGTACACCTGTACTACAGTTAGAGGTAGATCATATTGGTTTTGGACTCAGTGAGACTACTCTTAATGTAAGTAGTGGTATTGGGTTTAGTGACAACGATCTTATACAGGTTGGTGACGAGGTATTAGAAATCTTAAACAAAACTGGAAATACCTTCACAGTTAAGAGGGGGAGTGTGCCAGTTGACCATTTTACTGGGGCAACTGTCACACTGTATGTTCCTGGATATACACTTGATAGGGGTTATAAGATTGGTGACCTTGCTGGTGATGCAACTATTCAGACTTATGATCCAGTCACCCAGAAAGCAGAGGTGGTATGGGATTATAACTCATCAATAGATGATATTAACAGTATTACTCTAAGTACCATATTCTATGATACAAGTGAGGATAAGAGGCTTGTGACAGTTGTTGAAGTCTCTCCTCCAATTGAGATATTTGAGTTTTCCACAGACCAAATAAATTTCGCCAGAAATCCTGTATTAAACATTAAGGAATTCTATAGATACGACTTTGATGTATCTCATACTTCAATGAGAGACAGGGAATTTGATATATCTCCTAGTATCAATTACAACATCAACACTCCTGAGAAGATTGATACTAATAGTAATGTTGATCTTAAGTTAGGATTCGGTCCTAGAGTCGCTACAAACACCTATAGTACAAAAGTACCACTAAGGTACTCCAAGTATTATTATTTTGATAAAAACGGTGTTACAGAGCGTGAGACAGGGTTCTTGAATGTTGTATCTGATCCACTTCAGGGTAAGAAGACAGCATTGTATGTAACAAGTGATTCTATTGTATATGACACTGGTGTAACTGCACCACATGACGGTTCTGGAACTGTCACATACACATCACAGTCTAAGTTCTCTATTGGTGCTATTGATCATATCAATATTATCAATATTGGTAGTGAGTATAAGAAACTTCCAATAGTTGTTGGTGTTCAACCAGATGATTCGCTGAAAGCGACTGCTACCACTGAGATTGTAGATGGTAAGATTGATAGTGTTACTGTTACTAATGCTGGCACACAATATTCAAAACCAAAAGCATACGTAGATGGTGATGCTGTATTGGACGTAGTATCAGATAATGGTATCATTACTGGTATACTCATTGCAGATGCTGGATCTGGATATACTACTGCTCCAGAAGTTAGAATTGTAGAAACTGATGTTAAGGTATATCTTTCAAGTACTGATATAGGTGTTCCTAGAAATATACGTATTATCAATAATGGTGGTGCTTATCACAATGACAATACGTTAAGTTCTACTATTAGATCAAATTATATTCTTACATTATCTAATTTTGAGGATGATGCATTTAAAATTGGTGAGACTATAGTTCAAGGAGATAATGCTAGAGCAACAGTTACAGCATGGAGAAAAGGATCTAACATTTTATCTGTTAAAGATTTAACTGGTCTCTTTAGAGAGAATAAGACTATCAAGGGTCTTGCTAGAGGTAATACTGCTACTCTTGATAGTATTTCATATACAGAGTTTACACCAGAGATTAAAACATATTTTGATAATCTTGGATCGTATAGTGATGATCAAGGTATAGTAAGTTCATCTAATCAGAAGATTACTGATACTTACTACTATCAAGATTATTCTTATGTTATTAAATCTAAGACATCAATCGGTGTTTGGAGAGATTTAATTAAAGCAACTACTCATCCTGCTGGATTCCAGTTGTTTGGTGAGATTGTTATTGAATCTGATTCAAATGCTAGAATGTCACCTGTGACATCTAGTGATCATTCTACTAGAATTCAATTATGGGATCCAGAGAAGAATAAGATTACTGTTGTTAGTACTACTAAGCAAATTAGTACTTCTATTATTAAGACAGAGCAATTACATATTGAGGAAGGATTAGGTTCTGTATCACGTGATACATTCTCTACTGAAGAGATTAGAGCAAAGCAGGTATATCTTAATGCTGACTTCAGTGGTGCATTTACTGATAAGGGCAACCTTGAAGGACAGACTACATTTGTACTTGTAGATGGTAACGGTGATTCAGTATCACCATATAATGCACAAGCATTAACTATTACACTTGATGGTGTGATGCAAGAACCTGGTTCAGCATATGCTATCAATGGTAGTAATATTACATTCTCTTCTCCTCCATTAGGTCCTAGACTTCAAGATGGTCAGAATATACCACAGGTTAGATTCTATGGTAGATGGTTTGAATTTAAGACTGCTGAATTGAATGCTAGGTATCTCAAGAAACTAAGAAATATACATCAGAGATCTGGTACTTGGATTGACGCTGCTAACCAGTTGTCAATGAATAGAGCATATATTCAATCAGAGACATTAGGTTGGATTAAAGCACAATACCCAGATCTTACATGGGGTACATTAGGTCCAACATGTCATAGAGATATTGGTCTAGTTGTAGATGCTTATGAGCATGATTTAAGATTTGGTGGTAACCAGAAGTCAATTCTTGCTGGTGAAGCATATTACAATAATGACATTTTAGATTTCATTACTGGTGAGATTGAACCTACTATTAAGGCATTTGAGAAAGCAAAAGACCTTGCTGTCAAAGCAATGAGGAATACCTTGACTGCTGGTGAATATACAACATTAGATCCATATATTAATTTGAATATTCGCACAGGTAGTCCTTTCACTCCTAAGTGTGCAGATGTAGAGTCTGCTTTAGATTCTTTATATGAGAATCTTAAGGTAACACTTATTACTGGTCCTGGAACTGCTACAACATCATTACCTGATTACGTTAACAACGAGAATAAGATATTTGATCTATATTATGATGATGGTGAGGAAGTAGTTACTGATGCTAATGAGAACCTTATGGTTTCAATAGGTGGTGTTGTACAAGATGATAGGTCTTATAGTATTGATAAGACTACTGTACCAAATAAGATTGTATTTACTGGAGCACCTATCTGGCAACAGAGAGAAAATCTTAAAACTGTTCAAGAACCATTAGCAGTAGATAATATTGCTCTACATGGTATTGGTAACTATATCAGATGTGAACTTGAGACTTCAGGTATATTAACTGGATCTGCTGGTCCTTTCATTATACTTGATAGTGCTACTAAAGAAGTTAAGAAGATAGATGATGCTGACTATGCATTTGTGTTCATAGATGGTGTATTACAGAGAGATACTGATTCATATAGTATCAATGGTCCTGCAATTAGATTTACTAGAAAGATATTTGCTAATAATAATGTAGAGATTATGTTGTTGTATGGTAGAGACATGCAACAGTCCATAACTTTCCACGATTTCCAACCTGGTACATATTACAATAGATTAGAATTAACAATTACAGATACTAATGCTAATGCATTTACTTCATTGTATAGTTGGTTTAACACAAACTATGATAACCCAAGATATGTCTATCAAAAGAATGGACTTCTTAAAAATGCAATAGGTGATATTAAGACTATTGAGACTCTTAGTGATAGATCTGTTAAATTAGTCATTGCTGGTAATAATCCTGTGTTTAATGGTTCTGAACCATTATACTTCTCCACAGGTGATGATGAACTTGAAGTAAATGTACCTAGTACACTTGTATTCCAAAAGGATGAGTATAACAACTACAAGATGCAGAGAAATTCATCTGCATGGTTATATGATAGTAAAAAGGCAGATGAATCATTCTATGTAACTAAGAATTTACTTTCCTATCTTAATGAGGGAGATGTAATTAAAATTGATGGTGAAGATTCTTATAGGGATGTACAGGGATTACCCAGATATGTAAATCCTAAAGATTATAGAGCTGGTGCTGAAATATCTTCTAAGTATTTTGGTTCTATATTAACTACAAATTATAGTGGTGACATTAAAGGTGTTGGTTTAAGTGTCACTTGTACTATTGAAGGTGGTAAAGTAACTTCTTTAGATTGGAATAAGAAGAGTCTTCAATTATATTATGAGAAAGGTATTATTGAACCAACTACTGCTTATGGTTATGAAACACCACCAGTATTACACTTCATTCCTGAAGATGGTGCTGGAGGTGGAGCACATGCTGAAGTGATCGTAAGTAAGGGTCAAATTATTGATATCAAACTTATACATGGTGGTTCTGGTTATACTAAAGAACCTAAAGTTAGTGTTGCTAGAAGATACACTAGAATCAAGAGACGTGATAGAAAAGTTGATAGTTTAGTTGGGTTAATATTCTCTACTAATATATTAAAGCAATCTCCTTCTAGTATAACATCCGAAATCGTTCCTATTAAGGGTATCGAGTTGATTGGTGGTGTTGTACCTGGTGGTCCTGGTGGAGGAGGTGGCGGTGGCGGCCAAGGCGGTGGTCAAGGTGCTGGTACTTATCCAGTTACTGAGAATAAACCAAAGGTCGTTTCCACATTCCAGTTAGTTCACAATATTGGTGAATTTAATGTTGGACAAGAGATAATTGTATCATGGCCAACTTCAGTTACATCTGCTCCTATGGGATCGTCAGTTGAAATTGAAATTGAAAAAACCAGAACCATAAGATCTACAGCTTTACTTGATGTAAATCTCAAACAGCAATTAGTTAAATATATTGTTACTGGTTGCGTAGATAATTATTTTGCTTACAACAACACATATAGTTCCGCAGTTTTAGGACCTACTCCACAGACATTTAACCGTGTCAGTTACAGCACCGTTGGTGGTCAATTAGATCTAGGTGATGTTCTTTCCACAGGTGGCATTCCCGTTTCCGAGTATACGTTGGAAGAGATCAGTGTATGGAATTTCTCTATTGAAGAGATCAACGATGCAGTCGGTACTCAGTATGTTGGTAACATAAAGTGGAACTTTGTTAACCCATCCATAAACTACTATATAAGTCAGTTGAACACAGCAGATTTGCCAGATGCTAATGGAGCAGGGTATGTAGCAACAGGTGGTATTGTTTATGCAAATACTACTAACTTTGCATCATCAGGAACCATTTTTGTTGGGCGTGAGAAGATCAGTTATACTGGCAAGTTGAGTGATCGTTTTACAGGATGCGAAAGAGGCGTTGATAACAGTCCGATTGAGGAACACCTCATCGGAGAGTACATCAGAAACGCCCTATAAATAAATATAAATAACTCGGATTTAGTCTTATAACATTTAGAGACCAGTGCTATGGCAGCTATTATTTCAGAAAAATTTAGGATCTTCAATGCGAAGCAATTCCTAGAGTCATTGAGCGAAGGCGCAAACGATGCGGATGCAGCTCGAACTAGAATGTATTTCTTCGTAGGAAGATCTGCAAAATGGGACGCTTACATTGAAGTATTCAATGTGGACGGTACTTTCGCAGCAGGTGAAACTGTTTCGGGTGGTGGATGGTCAGCAACTGTTGCTGAAGTTAATGAGAATAGTCTTTTAGTTAACAACGTCCTTCCTACTGCGACAACTACACCTTCTTTCGGTACTACTATCACTGGTGGAACATCTTCTGCCACTGCTAAGTCTGGTGTGTATAGATACGCTACTGAAGAAGCACCTCCTGCTCCTATTGACAACTATTCCGAGAAGATAGCAATTTATAATGAACTGATTGCTGCCAAGCGTATTACAGGACCATTCGCACGTCTTGTTATTCCACGTTACAACTGGAACATCTCACTAAATCCTAAGTTTGACATGTACCGTCCATCATACGCTCCTACTCCAGGTGGCGGTGGTGCTGTTGGTAAGTCAACTGCTACTGGTCAAACAAGTCTCTCAGATGGTAAGTTCTATGTAATGAACTCTAACTATGAGGTCTTTAAGTGTCTTTATAATGGTGAGAATCCTGCTAATCCAACAGGACAAAATGCTACTTATGAGCCTAAGTCACAACCTGCTGGTGGACAAGGTGCATTTTCTAATGGTATCTACACAGAACCTTCTGGTACTGCTGGATATATTTGGAAGCACATGTTTACACTTCCTACAGCAGACGTTCTTTCATTCCTTTCTACAGACTTCTTACCTATCGTTGAGAAGACTGAAGCAAGTCGTGTAACTGTTGAAGGTCAAGCAGTTGTTGGTGGTGTACATGTAGCCGTAGTTGAAGATGCAGGTACTGCTCTTCCTGCTACAGCAACACTTTACACTCCTGTATATGGTGATGGTAGCAATGCTATTGTTAAATTCACTACAGACGGTTCTGGAAGCATTACCACTGCTGAAATGGAAGCAGCAGGTACTGGATACACTTATGGATCCACAATTCTAGAAACTGGTAAAGTATTTACTGATGCTGGTCTTACCTCTGCTGCAAGCAGCTTCACTGGTAAGGCTTCTATTGAGGTTGTTATTTCTCCTAGTGGAGGACATGGTTCTGATGCTGAAAGCGAACTGTTCTCTAAGAGAGTCATGACAAACATTCGTTTGACTTATGATGAGGGTTCAGGTGACTTCCCTGTCGATAATGATTTCCGTCGTATCGGTATCATTCAAGACCCATTTGATTATGGTACAACAAATTATGCTTCTGCTTCTACATTACGTGGTACAGCTGTACTAAAGGTTAATGGAGCAACATCAGATTATACTGTTGACGAAGATATCTTCCAATCAGTAACTGGTGGAACAGCATACGGTAAAGTTGTATCTTGGGATTCAGGTACTGGTATCCTTAAGTATTATCAATCACCAGAATTACATAGTGACTCTGGTGTCGTAAGAGCATTTGAATCAAATGCTGCTAATGCAGTCGTCGGACAAGCGTCCACAGCAAGTGGAAATATCGATACTGGTGCTACTGGTGCTGTGTCTGGTATTACGTTTACAGGCGGTCTAGCATCCCCCGAAATCGCTGCAAACTCTGGCGAAATCGTATACATAGAGAACAGAAGACAAATTACTAGAGCTGCTGACCAGATTGAGGACATCAAACTAGTAATCGAATTCTAATTTACCCACCGTTATTAGAGACTGGTTGCAATGCCTCAAAAGACGAATCTTAATGTCGCACCATATTACGACGATTTTGACACTGACAAAAACTTTTACAAAGTACTCTTTCGACCTGGATATTCAGTTCAGGCGAGAGAGTTAACGCAGCTACAGTCTTTACTGCAAAATCAAATTGAGCAGTTTGGTAAGTATGCATTTAAACAGGGTGAGTTAGTCATTCCTGGTGAAATAGGTTTTAATAATAAACTCAATTTTGTTAAACTATCTTCGGTATCTGAGATACCTACAAACCAAGATGGTCAGATAGTTTATAAAAAATATGATGTAACACAATTAGTTGATCGCCAAGTTAAGGGATTAACATCTGGTGTTATTGCTACTATTGTACAAGCTGGTATTGCAACAGAGACAGAATCAGATGTTCTCTATGTCAACTACACAAATAGTGGTGATGCTGGAAATGAGGACACATTCCGTCAAGGTGAGACTCTAGAGGTCGTAGACGGTGTTAACACACCACTTATGGTGGTTGGAACCGATGGAAGCGTACTTCCTACTTCTATTTCTG